GCAGGCTCGCCCCCGAGGGACCCCTTCCGCCGCGGCATCCCCTCAGGGATTTTTTCTGTGCCGGCAAAGGGCGTGGCGTGGCCGCGCGCGAGGACATGGCCGAAGCTCCCGCTTGGCGAGGGGCGAAAACACCAAGCCGGGGGGCGTCTCCTTCCCGAGATCGTCCAAAGGCCGAGGGGCGGCATGCCCCCCAGGGCACCCGCCATCCCCCCGCGCTCGACGCCAGGCTGTTCCCGGATCGTCCGTCCTGTGGATGTTCCGCCGCCCTGCGACGGAGACCCGAAAGTAGCCCGCTGCGCGAGACGTCCCCGCGCCGATGGTGTGAGACGATCATGCGCGCGTGAGACGCCCTCCCCTGCTGCCGTCTCATCCCCCCGAGTCTGTCCGGGGTCTATCTCAGACTGAGACGTGCAGGCTGTTCCCGAGGACGGCGCGGATCGTCGAGGCGTGGAACTTGCCGCCGCGCTTCCCGACGATCCCCCGGGCGTTGAGGTCTCCGGCGATCTCGCGGAGCGTCTTGCCCTGGTCGTGCATGGCGCGGATCTCCGCGACGACGACCTGTTCCTCGTCGACCACGACGAGCCGGCCGTCCTGCAACATGTATCCAATGGTGATATCAGACATTTCCAGCGACTCCTTTGGCCTTAATATTTGCTTCGTAATCATGGCCGACAGCCGCCATCTTCAGAAATAGCCGTCGCATAACCGGAGAGCTTTCTTGAAGCTCTATCAATGCTCTTTGCCAGTCATCGATCGGCCAGGAAACAAGCGGCACCCTGTCGACAAGGGAATGGCACACAAAACAAAGCGGCACGATGTTTTGGCGTTCGTCATCTCCTCCGGCTCTTTGTGGTCTGAGATGATGCAATTCAATGCGCGCGTCAGATCCACACGCCCAGCAAAACATCTCCCTGATTTCTGCCTTGCTATAGGCGCTCATCGGAACCCTCCCACCAGGACGACCGTCCCCACGACCGCCGCCAGCAGCAGGGCGACCGCGATCCAATACCGCCGCGCCGTTGAGCGCGGCCTGGTCTCCTCCAGCCAGCCGAAGGCGAGGCCGGAACGGGCGATCTCGTCGTTGTCCTTCACTTCGCGTCTCCCTTCTGCGCCGCGCGCCGCGCGGCCTGTTGACGCTCTGACTGGCATTCCTGCCAGATCAAGCGAATGTGCGCCGGCAGCATCTGCCGGATGGTCGCCGCGTGCTGAAGACACTCGGCTCTCGTCTCCGCCGGGATCTCGACGCCGCCGCAGTGGCGGTCGATCCCGTGCTGGCCGGTGCAGAGTACGCCGAGCATGAGCCACGGGGTCAGGTCAGCCACAGCAGACCCACCCACATCGCCGTCCAGATGCCCGCCGTGGCGGCGGCGAACTCAACCGCGCGAGCCATCGCGCACCTCCTCGATGCGGGCCAGCTGCGCCGTGGTCTCCTCGGTGATGATCTCGCTGACGTCCGACATGATCCGACGCATCAGCACCTCGGCATCGATCAGCGGCGCGCCAGGCGTCTCGTCGGCCAAACGCACGATCCGGCGGCAGAGCTTGAGGACCGCGACGCCGCACGCGGTGATCGCCTCGGCCTCGGCCAGTCGGACGTCGAACTCATCGCTCGACATTGAGAGCCTCCCGCGCCCGGGCGAGATCGGCGCGGCGTTGCGCCACCGCCTCGGTGATAATCGCCGCAAGCCGCTCGGCATCCGGGGCGTCGAGATGCAAAGTGACCTGCGTCTCGGCGCAGCGAATGATCATGGCTGTCGCGAGGTATTCCCGCGCGCCGGCCTCGACCGCCTCGTCGGCGGGCCAGATCCAGCGGACGCTAAGCGTCTCGCCTCGGTTGAGATGTATCCCGGTGCCGGGCATGTCGTTCTCCTCTGTTGATCTCGGCGCGCCACCCTGGCGCTCCCTGCTGCCGCCCGCGTGGAGCGGTAGCCGGGAGGGTCAGGCGTGCATCGAGATCTTGCACGCGGACGGATTCGACCAGCCCTCGCTGGCGGCGGCTTGGGCGGCGTCGCGCGCTTTGATCCACACCTTCGCGAGCCCGGTCATTCCGACCTCACAATCGAGGCGGTCAAACTGGCGGTGGTACTCGGCCTCGGCCTGGCGCGGCGTGCAGCCGGCGGCGGCGAACACGGTCAGAGCGGCGTCTTCGGCGCGGTAGCGGTCGTCGGTGGTGTCGATGGCGCTGCCGTGGATCTGGATCGAGATCATCTGTCTGTCCTCCTCTGTCTGATCGATCAGGCCGCGACGAAGCGCGACGTGATCTCCCACTCGCCATGCGGCGGGAGCACATTGTTCGCCGGGTCGTACTCCTGCTCGGCGTCGGTGATCTCCGCGCGCTCGATCAGCGTCGAGCGGTCGCTCGCGTCGTAGGTGCGGCACCAGAGAACGCCCGCATCCCAGTCGCAGCGATAGCTGACGCTGACGATCTGGCCCGCGTCCTGCGGCATCTGTTCCCATTTGGTCATCGGCTTGTCCTCCGTTGCGGCCGGGTCGGCCGGTTGCGATGGAGCCAAATATAAACCTGCCGTTCCATCGCGCAACACAATCTGCCATGCAATCCTCGCATGGCGCTATGCGTTTGGCGCTTGACGGGCTAAACGGCGAGTGTATCCTCGGCCGCATGACAGTCGCTCAACTCGTTTTCCATCTCGGCGGCAACACCGCGCTCGCGCGCGTCCTCGGCATCTCACCACAGGCGGTGAGCAACTGGTCCAGGCGCGGCGCGATCCCTGCTCGCCGCCACTACCAGGTCGCGCGCCTCGCACGGGCGCTTGGCCTCCACATCGATCCCGAGGCGCTGCGATGAGCTTATCCCGCGATATTGCCGACGCCGTGCGCCGCGCCGGCCAGATGACGGTCCGCGAGATCCTCGTGGCGTTTCGTCACGAGGACGAACAGCGCCTGGCCTACGCGGTGTCGAACGCCGCCTGCAATGGCTGGATTGTCGGGCCGAAATCGCGCGCACTGCTCCCGCATGTCGCCTATCTCGCCGCCCCCGCTCCACGCGCTTCGCTTCGCAGCCCGGACCGGGCAGATGAGGTGCAGATCAACTGGGCGACCATGGACGAACGGTGGCGCTCTCAAGCGGGCGAGATCGAGTACGAAGACCACCCGCGCAGTCTCGCGGCTCCTCGCATCCTTTGGCGAGCAGCGCCGCCCCCGGCTCGGTCTCCGTGCGGGTCGAGTGCGGCGTTGATGGCGGCGGCGTCGCCGGGCATCTATAACGAATCCCCAGAGAAATCCTCTAAGCCCGTCGACGACGCCGAGGTCAGACGCCGCACGATGAGCGGACAGAGCCAGGAAAAGATCGCGGCCGCTCTCGGCATCAGCCGCTCGGCAGTCTGCTCGTCTCGGCGCAGGACGAGGCGAGAGCGCGGCACGACCTTCGCCATCAATCGTGGCGGCGGAAAGAGCAATTATGAGTGATGAGGAACGCGACGAGCCGGGGCGGAAGTGGTTTGCAACCGCGCGCTGGGAGTTGCAATCGTTACAATCCAGTCTCAATCTCGACGTTGATGCCATCGCCGTTTCGTCGTTCCGCCGCACCGCGCTGGGCTGGGGCGGGTATCAAGTTCAGCCGCTGAGGAGAGCAGAATGAAGCCACCGAGCATCCTGCGCGAGGCCGAGGAGATCATCTCGGCGGACCGCGAGCGCACGCATGGCAAGGCCGAGGAAAACCTCGGCAACATCGCGACGCTCTGGGATGCGTGGTGTCGCGTCTCGCGCGACGCGCAGATGACGCCGCACGACGTCGCGATCATGATGGCGTTGCTGAAAATCGCGCGCACGCAGACCGGCGTCTACAACCGCGACGACTACGTCGATGCGGCGGGCTATGTCGCGCTGGCACACCGTCTCGCGGCAGCGGGCCACGAGGAATGATGCGGTCCGTCCGCCTGATCCTCCACGGCGAGCCGGCGTCGAAAGCGAACAGCCGCCGCCTCGTCACGATCCGAGGACAGGCTCGGTTGATCAAGTCGCAGAAGGCCCTCGATTACGTCGCGGCGGTCAAGCGGACCTATCCGCCGCTGGTGCCGCTGCTTGAGGGCGATCTGCGGATGACCGCCGATGTCTACTACGCCTCGCGCCGTCCCGATCTGGACGTGTCGCTCATACTGGACGCGCTCCAGGATATCGCCTACAAGAACGACCGCCAGGTGCGCGAGATGCACCTATACCACCACCTCGATCGCGAGAACCCTCGCGCCGAGATAACACTCGAGGAAATGCACCATGACGACAACGAATGACGATCTTGCGCGCTACGCCGACCGCATCGAGAAGGCGATCCAGGCCGTCGAGGAGGCGCGCGACGACCTCGCCGCGCTCAAGGCCGAGGTGACGTCGGCGGGCTATGACGGCGGCGCACTGGTCAAGGTGGTGGAGATGCGCCACAGCGAGAAGCGGCGACAGAAAGAGGAAGCACGCCTCGCGCTGGTCCGGCTCTACGCCGACCGGCTGGGCGTGCAGCTGAAGCTGGACATCTAAGAGACGGCTGGGGCTCCTCCCCGTGCGCGTCCGGCGGGGCGCGCCTCCCAAGCGGATCAGCGCCTCACGGCGTCAACACCTCCCCCAGTTCCATGCAAGGGTGATGACCGCTCCCGCCAACCATTAAGCAACACTTAACAGTTGAGGACACATCCATGTCAGGTCTCTTGCTCCACCGTATCCCGCACGTTTCCGCGTCGTCCCTCAACCTGTTCGCCGCCGAGCCGGCGCTCTGGGTCATGGAGCGGCTCGTCGGGAAGAAGGGCCGCGTCGGTCCTGCGGCGCATGTCGGCACCGCCGTCGAGGCGGGGGTCGAGGCGGCGCTGCTCGGGCGGGCGAACAACATCGAGGCCGCAGCGGCGCTCGCGGCGGCGCGCTATGACGAACTGTGCGACGACGCCGACGCGCGCGCGAAAATCGATCCGATGCTGCGCCAGGCATGGAGCGCGCTCGCGCCCTACGGCCAGCCGGATGTCCCGGAGGGCGGACGGCAGCACCGCGTCGAGGTCGCGCTCGACGGCGTGCCGGTGCCATGCATTGGCTACACCGATTTCGTGTTCCACCAGCACGGCTGCATCATAGACTTGAAGACGTCCAGCACGCTGCCCTCGTCGATCAAGGTCGCGCACGCGCGCCAGGGCGCGGTGTACGCGCGAGCGTTCTCCAACTACTCGATGCGCTTCGCCTACTGCACCCCGAAGAAATCCGCCGTCTACGTCCTCGAGAACCCGGCGGATCATCTCGCGGCGCTGGCGAACATCGCGCGGCGACTCGACAAGTTCCTCTCGGTGTCGGCAGACCCGCAGGAACTCGCCGCCATCGTCTGCCCTGATTACGACAGCTTCTATTGGTCCGACCCGCAGACCCGTGCGAACGGGCTGGCCCTGTTCGGCTTCTGAGCCGGAGCGCGACTGGCGCTTTCCAGTCAGGTGAAACGCGACACGCAAAAGGAAAACGGAAAATGGCTCTCGGTATCCCCACCAATACAAACCGCACACCCATCGTCAAATACGACGCCCGCGCGGGCCGGTGGTTTCGCGTCGACGGCAAGGACAGCGTCGTGGACATCAGCAACGGCTTCGCCGCCGTCTTCGACCTCGCGCAGATCGACATCGGCTGGGCGCTTTTCGCCGCTGGCGCGCCGCCCTCGACCTCGTTCGCGCGCGTTCCCGCGCCGATGCCGTCGCAGCCGAGCCCCGATCACAAGCGGTCGGTCCGGCTCATGCTCAAGCTGTCGAAGACCGCCGGCGGCGATGTTCGCGAGGTGTTGACGCAAGCCGGCATCGTCCAGGCGGCGATTGACGCGCTGCACGACGCCTACATGGCCGCGCCCGAGGCGAAGGAGGGCAAGCTGCCGGTAGTCGCATGCCCGAGCACCGAGGCGGTGGTTCAGGCGATGGGCAACGGCGCGAAGAGCACGAATTACAGGCCGGTCCTCCAGATCGTGAACTGGGTGACCCGTCCGGCGGATCTGCCGCTGACCTCGGGGCCGGTGCCGGTCGTTGTGGCCGCGCCAGCACCGGTCGCCGCACCTCCTGCGACTGGCTCAACTGTTGCCGCGCCGCCGCAGCCGAAGGCGGCTCCTGCGCCGCTGCCTCCCGCCATCGGTGACGACACCGAATTCTGATCGAGATCCGCGCGGCCCTCCCCGCGCTGGTGCCGGTGTCGCCTACCGGCGGGCAAAGTGGCGAGCGAGCCGGGGCGACATCCCCGGCATCGGTCTGCCCGGACCGCATAGGAGGCACGCATGACACCGACACCGCAGACGCCGCTCGACGCGGCGCTCGACTATTACGACCGGGGGCTGATGCCGATCCCGGTCCACCGCGTCATCGCGCATCGCGAAGGCAAGCCGATCTGCTCCTGCGGCGCGCGCGATGGATGCGCCAGCCCGGGCAAGCACCCGACGATGACGTGGTCGCAGTTCCAGAAGCGCCGTCCTCCACGCGAGGAGGTGGCCGACTGGTGGTCGGGCGACCGGGCGCGATACGGTGTCGGCATCCTGACGGGCTCGGCCAGCGGCAACATCTTCGTCCTCGACGTCGATGTCGGCCCGGGCAAAGACGGAGACGATAGCCTTCGCGCGCTCCAGCTGGCGAACGAGGATCTGCCCGAGACCGCCGAGGTCCGCACGGGCGGCGGCGGGCTCCATCTCTATTTCCGCGCGCCGCCAGGTGTCGCCGTGGTGCGGAACTCGGCCAGCAAGCTCGGACCCGGCCTCGACATCCGAGGCGAGGGCGGGTTCGTGGTCGCGCCGCCGTCGATGCACGCGAGCGGTCAGCCCTATGTCTGGTCCTGGACCAACACGCTGGCCGAAGGCATCGCGGATGCGCCGGCATGGCTGCTCGATCTGGTCCGCGCCGAGCCGGTGATCGGGGCGACGCCGCGAGATCGGGTTGCGTCGTCGCCGCCTCCATCGTCGCCGGTCGGTGCGGGAAGCCTTGGCGTTCTGCCGCCCGCTATCGAGGACGGGCGCGAGGAATACATGCGGGACACCGTGTTCGCGGTCGCGCTTGAATTGACCGGCGAGAACGGCGCGTGGCCGACCGCCGAGGAGGTCTACGAGGTCGCGTGGCCGCAGTTCCTGCGGCGCGTCGATCTCTCGCGGCCCGGGCGGATCACCCGCGACAACGCCGAGGCCGAGATGCGGGCGAAATGCGCGCAGATCGCCGCCAAGGCCGAAAGCGGGGGCATGGGCGCGCTCGAGGACGTCGTCGCGGCCTATCAGGCCAAGCGGCGGGAACAGCCGCGCCAGGGGCCGGGAAATCGGCAGGAGGAGGCGGCGGGTGCATCGCGGCAGGAACAGGCCGAAACGCCGCGACCGCCGACGCACTTCCCGCTCGTCTACGCGGACGAGATCCACGCGGGCGACGCCGCGCTCGACTTCGTCGAGGGGCTGCTGGTCGAGGGCGGGATGTCGGTGTGGTATGGCGACAGTAACGTCGGCAAGACCTTCGCTCTCCTCGATGTCGCCATCCACGTTGCGCTCGGGCGTCCGTGGCGCGGGCGCGAGGTCGATCAGGGTGCGGTCGTGTACTGCGCGCTGGAAGGTATCGCCGGCATCAGAAACCGTATCGCCGCCTGGCTCAAGCACTACGGGATCACGCCGGATCGCCGCGCTCTGCCTCTGGTGGTCATCCCCTCGGCCATCAACATGCTCGATCCCCAGGCCGATGTGCCGGGGCTGATCCAGTCGGTTCAAGCCGCCGAGGCTGAACTCGGAC